GTGGGTGAACGGTGCGAACCCCCCACTGACGTCGGCTTGCACAGACCGGCTTTCAGTGGTAATCGTCGGCTACTATGACTTGGGGGTGGGTGGAGGCCGAAAAAGACCACTTAGGTGGCAACCTCTCGCTTAGTGCGGGGGGCAGTGGAAGCTGCTACAAGCGGCTATTTGTATTATTTTCCGAATTGATTAACCCTGAATTGGTGGTTGAACTTATAGGATGGAGTACTTTACATATTGAGCCGTAACGGGCACAGGGTAATATGGTTGTAGGATGGTTAGTCCTGCAACAGCCCTGCCGGGTATAAACGTGTGGTATAAGCCCGGACTCATATTGTACTGTAAAGATCTTGCTGAACGAAAAGGTAAGGTTACTCCTCCCCTAGACGTGATATGGCCGATTAAAGGCAAGATAGGATGTTTATATGGATAATAGTTGTACACTGTATAATACACGCAGCTCGTGGAGCACGATACGGAACCTAGATGTATAAGTCGCCTTATTTTCCCTGGGAACCGCGATGACACGGTAACTGGTTATATGACTCTGAACAGACCAGACTGGTTTAGGCCGGGAGTATCTTTTATACGGAACCAATTGCGGAACCGGTAAGGGGTCACAATTGTTCGGGTTGGCGACTCGCCCTGCTGCTGTAATGGCAGCCATCTTCCTTTCTATGGATGGTATACAGGATGACTAACTGTTTTGGGGTTAAATTATTAGTTTGTGCAATGTTCAATGAGAGCGACAGTCATGTCGTAAAATATGATGAAGGTAGTGAAGGCATCGGTTCGTCCGGTGCTTTTGTATCCGAGCCTGAATCCGAGATATCGGAGAAATCGGTAGGACGATCCAAGCGATTTAAGCTTCAGATGAAGAAAGTGAAGAAAAAGAGGAGGAAAGAAAAGAGCCTAAGCATAGCCGAAGCATTCGCAAGAGTGGGGCATAGCGTAGGAGGTGCCAAATCGTTGGAACCGGCCGCTAAGGCGGCCAAACCAAGGAAGTCGTCCGCAACACTCTACCGGCTCAAGTACCGAGTCAGCGAAGAAACCTACAAGCAATTGAGGGTAATATTCGGTGATTTTGAGAACGGGGTCGGTCCTCTCGTCATTTCTGCAGAGTGGAGTGCTTTAAAGAGCTTAGGCTCCAAGTACTTCGGGGAGGGCAGGTGGCTACCTGCGAAGGAAATCGGAAGAGGTAAAGAAGCTGGATTGTCTTGGACAATGCTTCTTAAATCCACAACCGAGGTCTGGAGTGAGGACACGATCAAAAGATGCCATTTCAAGCTTAGATATCCAAGTGGGAAGACAAGTAAGCTAGATATGACACACATTTTTGACTCGGAAATAGTCGCAGAATATGGACTACTACGTTACTATAAAACAACCGGAGTACCTAGAGACAAGAGATATTTTCTCAAGTCTTCTACAACGATTGGTCATATTACCAATTTTGTAGCCAGGTATTTCGTGTCTGGTGACACATATTTCATGATAGATGATGCAGCGGTTTCTTTGGAGGATTGTCTACCTCCATCCGAAATTGATGATAATGGAACCATGCGACCGTGGAGGTTGGTTCATCCTACGCTTCAAGAAATGTACTTGCGTACACTAAGGGCGGCTGGTGCCGTTGTTAGTAGTTGGAGCGTTGAACCGAATCCGGAGGGCTACTATGGGATTGTTCCTGTTCCTCGTGAACTGGTGGACAGTCTTTACCTCCGGGCCGCGGGCCGTGAGCGAGATCCTAGGTTATTGAGGGATCTCATGCGGCATGCTGAGATTCTCGTGACGGGTTCCAAGCGTGTTCCTGCATCCATGAAAGGTGTTGTAGCATCAAAGTTGGCTTTTCTGGCATTGTCACACAATGCCGAGAATGAAGCCAAGATGTATCGTGACATTTTGCCTGGTAGTTTGAGATTGAATAGAGTAGCTAAGGACGCCTGGGCGGGGAAGAATCGGTGGTACGACTGGTTCCATCTGAACAGGACTAGAACTTTTTTGATCTTGATAGCAACCTTTTATTATTTCAGAAGGAATATAGTTAAGTATTATCTGAATTTTGTTAAGGGAGCGGGCCGGTCAGCAGTAGACCTAGTAAAGCAATTATTGAACAAGGTGTTTGAGAAATCTACTCCGACAGCCAACTCGTGGCTTCTAACCATGGGTTCTTTGTTGGGGGCGCTGCGTTCAAGACTTGGTGCACCAAAAGGCGATTTGTATGCCATGGAGCGATCAAT